CACAGAAACACAGACACCTTATGGTATAAACATATCTGTTGATAATGAAACAGGAGAGATAGAACTTACTTGGCAAGAGAGTGACGCATTAGAAGTTAACCCACCTGAATACTATAGGTTATTTTTTGGTGATGATGACCAAGCAGGAGACTACTCTATAGATACTAGCTTTGGTTTTAATGAAGCATTGTCCTGGAGAACCTATTACTTTACTCCTGAATATATATACGAAAAGTTTGAAACAACTACGCTTACATTCTATGCAAAGATACAAGCTAGGAATGACACAGGTGGTACAGTTAGTGACTTTACTGCAGTAGTTAGTGTAGAATATGATTATGATTATGTACCTGATACAACGACATCTAGTTCGTCAACAACAACGCCCACCACGCTACCTGCGGCAGAAGATGTGGTCGAAGATGGTAACACAACCTATCTTGCGTGGGATGAATATGGTTGCGAACATCCAGAAAATCCTCTCTCGTTTAAACAATACCTTGAAGCAGTAGAGAGTGGAGTATGGTTCGGTTATCAAGATGGCGATTGCTCTGATGTACCTGACACTATTACTATTATTATCACAGAAGAGGAATATGTAGATGAGTTGGACGAAGAGATACTTGGAGATGACCCCCTTACAGAGGAAGAAATTTTTATTGAAGAGGAGATTGTTGAGCTTACAGAAGAAGAGATAGCTGAGATTAAAGCTGAAGAGATAGATGCTGAAGAAGAATTACTTATACTAGAAGAACTAGAAGACAGTGTAATTATCCTTGAGGATTTATCCGAAGAAGAGATACAAGAGTTTGTAGATGTCATACAAGAAATAGAAGACACTATTGAAATCATAGAAATTATAGAAGAAATTATAGAACTAGATATACCTGAAGATATTATACTTGTTATTGAAGAAGAGGTTTTAGAAGATGATATTGTTATTGTGGTGGAAGATGAAGAAGTTATCGAGGAAGTTTTGGATGAGCCAATACAGGAAGATGTTGAGGAGAAACCTGCAGAAGAACTTTCTGAAGAAGAGGTCACTGAAGAACTTATTGAAGTTGAAGAGGTCATTGAAGAACTTATAACAGTAGAGATAGTAGAAGTATCTGAAGAAGAACTAGAAGAGTTTACTGAAGAGGAGTTAGTTGAATATGAAGAAGCAAAAGAAGAAGCTATACAAGAGTTTGTACAAGAGCTTACCAATGAAGAAGTCGTAGAGGTACTTGAAGAAGTACAAGATGTTGGTGTACAAAACTTAGAGCAAGTGTCGGAAGAAGTACAAGAAGTTGTACAGGCAGTAGTTGAGGAGGCTATTGATAATGTTGAAGAACTTACACAGGAGCAAGTTGAGGTTGTCGCTGAAGTATTACAAGTTGAAGCTGATGATGTTGTTATTGTTGCAGAGGCTATTAAGTCAGACGAAGTAGTAGCTGAAGCAGTAGAAGAATATGTAGAGAGAGCTGTAGAGAACGCAGATGTAGAAGACTATACACTTGCTGATGTTGTTACAGAAGTACAGTACGAAGCATTCCTGGAAAATCCAATAGAAGTTTTTGTTGATGTTGATATACAAGATATAAACCTTACAACTATTGGTGATGACATGACACAGGACCAGAGAGAAAAAGCACAAGAAGTTGTAGTGCCAGTTATTTTGACTAGAATAGTAAGTATCGCAGCATTTGTGATGAGGAAATCATTATGATAAAAAAAATATGGAATTGGTTTATAGAAATAATTAAGGAAACATTAAACCTTAGTTGGACCTTAGTTGGTTTAGTTATTGCTACGCTTACATTAACTGGAAGTGCTCAACAAATCACAGGATTAGCGACTATAATTACATTAGTTATATGGTTACTTACCATAGGATTTAGAAAAGAAAAAGATAATAGTAAAGGTAAGGCTAGTAGATGATTTGTGGATTATGTTCTGGAAGTTGTGCTACTTGCCCAATAGGTGGATTAAATGAAATTACAAGTAGTTAGAACACAATTCGGAACTGATGCAACAAATGGTTTATTGTTTGTTGATGGTTTATTTGAGTGTTATACATTAGAAGACCAGTACCAAGCAGTAAAAGTTATGCACGAAACCTGCATACCAGAGGGTACATACGATATAAAGTTTAGAAAAGTTGGTGGGTTTCATACTAAGTATTCAGATAGATATGGTAATGCACACTATGGTATGTTGCACTTACAAGATGTACCTAACTTCACTTACATACTTATACACGCAGGTAATACAGATGAACATACATCAGGTTGCTTAATTGTAGGAGAGACACAACAAGATTTAGACATAAGTGATGATGGGTTTATAGGACATTCAGGCAAGGCGTATCTAAAACTGTACAATAAGGTGGCAAAAGAGTTGTTACTTGGTAAAGAAGTAAGCATAGAGTACACAACTATAACTAAACTACTACAAAAACCTGCATCAAATGCTTCAACAGATGATGTGATTTTAACTAGAACAGTTATGGATAAAATGCAAGAACTACAGGAAGATATTTCTGAAGTAAATGGAAATGTAATTAAGAATCAAGCTATGCTGAGAGGGAGATTGATACAATAATGTTAGATAAATTTAAAAGAAAAAGAAATTCTGATGGTACATTCAAAAAGGATGTGGCGTGGACACCATGGAACGAAGCATGGAGTTATAGAATGAGTGAAGAACTTAAAGATATGCTTGAGAGAACCAGTTGGACCTTCATTGAAGCGTTCATAGGAGCATTAACAGTTGCTCCTCTTGTTGGTGTAGATGCTGAAGTAGTTCAGTTAGCTGCATTAGCAGGTGGTGGTGCTGCATTGGCAGTCATCAAGACATACGCTAAAAAACAAATATCCAAATAGGATAATACAACAGGGCAAAGGAGGTTAGTATGCCTAACATACCTGAAGAGTGGGGTAACAACTTCTACAAGTCTGGGTGGAAACCAGGCGTAGATGTTAATGACCAAACAGGTCAAGGTGAAATCACACATGTTGGAACAGACCCAAACTACACAAATAAGTTTGACCAGATTCTGCGTGACTGGGGTTATGACCCAGAACATTATGAGATAGAGGGTACAGTAAGGTCTAGCTCATGGAATGTTCAATTAAAAGGTGGCAGAAGTGAAACCTTTTTTGCATTTAAAGGACTTGTTAAAAAGAAAAGTCCAACGCATGATAAATACTTTAATGAGTTATTTAAAAGAGCATCTAAAAAACCACCAGTTATATCTAAATTTAAACAGGGTGACACAGCATTTATGTTTTTCATGAGTGATTGGCAACTTGGAAAAAAAGATTATGGAGTTGAGAACACTGTCAATAGATACGATAGAGCTTTACAAGATGCAGTAAATAGAATCAAAGACTTGCGTAAGCTAGGTCATGAGATAGATGAGATATATATGGTAGGACTTGGTGACCTTACAGAAAACTGTACGCCACACTTCTACGAATCACAACCACACAATGTTTCTCTCACACTGATTGAGCAATACGCATTAGCTAGGTCTATGATTATGAAAACTATAGATACATTTTTACCTCATGCACCTAAGTTAATTCTGGCAGGAGTTCCTGGTAATCATGGTGAGATGTCAAGAACCAGTAAAGGACAAGTTGCTACGAATAGATTAGATAACTCAGACACAATGCACTTGCAGATATGTGAAGAGATTATGAAAGCTAATCCAGAGAGATATAGCAGGGTAGAAGTAAATGTTCCTAGTGGTTTTCATCAGACTCTAGTCATAAAAGGTAAGACAGTTGCCTTTACGCATGGACACATGACTGGTGGTGGAGGTAATCCAGAAGCTAAGATAGAAAAATGGTGGAAGGGTCAGATGTATGGTTGGCTACCAGTGGGTGACGCTGAGATATTAGTGACTGCTCACTACCATCATTTAAGAATGAAACAACAAGGAGACAGAACTTGGTTTCAAGCACCATCAATAGATAAGAGTATAGATTTTACAGAGAGAACTGGGTTGTGGTCACACCCTGGAGTCTTGACTTTTACAATTAGTAATAAGGGTTGGGATAACTACTGCCCACTATAAAGGTAACTCTTTATACGCCTTAGCGTTGCCCATAAAATCTTTCTCAGGATAATACTTCAATGGTATTCTTGGGTCGGTCCAATAGTCATATAGTTTATTATGGTCTAACCATACTGGGTCAGCATCTATGCTTTTAAAATACATTATGCCTACCTTAACTTCTTTAAACCTTGAACCTTTAAAAGCCATCTCTTGTATCTTGTAATAGTCTTCTGCTTTTAGTTTGTTAGTTCCTTTAACTTCTATAAAATATATGTAACCTTTACGAACCAGGATATAATCTGGGAGCAGCAGTATCTTTGTTGCGTACCAAAACAAATCCAACTTGTTTTCTTTAGGGTCAGTTCCTATGCGTAGATAGTCAATGTACTCTATACATTCGTTATCTTTTAAGTGTCTTTGCATAGCTAAATCTGCCATGTCTTCGCCACTGTTCCTGGATTCATATGAATCTTTATATGTATTACTCATACTAAATCCTCTATCTCGTGAGCCATGCAACCTACACATCTACCATCAATACCTAAGTTTGTTTGTGGTGGTTCGTTACACTCAATACATTCTTTTAACCAACGCAAGTCTATCATTCTTCCTCCTCCCCAAACATTTCTATCCAACACTTTGGGTGTGTGCCTGTAATCATTTGTTCCCTAGAATCTGCATCTAATGATTTGACTGCATCTTGTACATGCATACCCTGGTGTAAGTAAAACAGTTCTTGTGTAAATATTTCCACTGTTCCTGGATTCTTACAATGAATACATTGCTTAGTTTCTATGACATACTTATCTCCATTTTTAAAATCATATTTTTTTTCTATAACATTAAAAGGGTATGACATCTTGGTTACCTCCTTGCTCTGCTTTTTTAACAAGTGCGTCACATGTTCTGAACTCCCACTTGTATATATTATTTTCTTCTACTTGTTTGTATCTTGCACCACAATATTTGTTGCCCTCCATATCTGTATAAAATATGGTGTTGCTTGAACATATACTAGGTGCTTTATGTTTTGTGTCTGGCTCTGGTGGTATATCAAAGTTGTAATCTGGATATCGTTCTTTTAATTTAGCTTTAAGTTTATCCACATTAATTGATATACCTCCATCTTCTAAAGCCATTCTTTAGGACAATCAGTATCTCCCCATGCAGTCCAACCACAACCATTGTTACCTTGGTATGTGCTGCAACTCCATGATGGTATCTTAGCAAAGCGTTCATCACTTGCTTTCTTCTCTCTGTTGTCCTCTATCCAGTCTGGACTATTGCACTCTGGACATGCTCTAACAACTGTTGTTGTTACCTCACCAAATACTTCTTCTACTAAATCAGAATCATTATTTGGTGTAAGTTTATTATCAATACTTAATTGCATATCAAACATATCTTCTGCTCTAGTCATAAAGACATCCATGTCTTCCTGTGACCAGGACTTTATATCTTTGTCTGCTAATCCATTGTCAGTCAATTCTTTGTAAGCATTTTGTTTAATTGTTTGTCGCAGTGATTCATCTTTAATCATAGCTGCAAGTAATTGATTAAGTTGTTTGCCTACATCTCCAGTCGTGTTCTTAGGTTCAG